ATGATTGTAGAAAGCATTCACTACATAAAATATAGTACAACTATTTTATGTTATAGGCAAAATAATCCCCCTGCACAAGGCAAGGGGATAAAAAAGCAGGTTAACGGACTAACCAATCAAAGCTTTTACAATATCGTCTGCAATCTGTTGGTTTTGTAAACGGCTATCGGTGAGCAGCTGCTCCACATCATACCTATCGTAAAGAGCTTTCTCAACGCCTCTACACATCACGCGCATCTCAGTTGTTCCATAATATCTGGCAATGCGTTCGCCAAATCCTCCATCAAGCGAACCATCCTCTAAGGTTACCACCAACGAATGGTCGGCTATCAGTTCGTTAAGCATTTGCGTGTCAACCCCCGACACAAAGCGCGGGTTAATAACAGAAGGTTTGATACCCTTTTGCGCCAAGAGAGTGGCCACCTCTTCGGCTTTTTTCAAGAAATTGCCAACTCCGATAATGGCAACATCTGCACCAGGACGCACCATTTTAAAGGTATTGAGCTGCGAATAATCGTCGTCACAAGGTTCAGAAGCATGTTGCACAGAACCACCAGGCACACGAATAGCCACTGGCCATTGCTCTTGACGAATGGCCCAGCGTTCCATAGCCACCAGTTCTTCGAAGTTGGTGGGTGCCAGATACACCAAATTGGGGATATGACTGAACATGGGAATATCGAAAAAGCAAATATGCGTGAAGTCGTTCATGCCGTAAATGGTGGAGCCTAGCACATTGATAACAGCTGGATTGCCATTTACACAGAGGTCTTGCGCCAGCTGGTCGTAGGTGCGTTGCAAAAATGTAGCAAACGTACTAAACACGGGGCGAGTGCCCCCTTTAGCCATTCCCGAGGCCAAAGCCACGGCTTCTTCTTCGGCAATGCCCACATCAATGTGCCTTAGTCCCATTACCTGGCGTTCGTTTGGTCCGAATCCCAAGGCCATAGGCACGCCAGCCGAGATAGCAACAAGTTTTGGATCGGTTTTCATCTCTTCCATAATAACACGCCCCAGCATGTAAGGCGCATACTCACCGCCACCTGTGTTCAGCAGTTGACCAGTCTCTAGGTCGAACGGAGCGCTGTAATGCCACGGTTCTTTATTAGCTGTAGCAGGCGCATAGCCATGCCCTTTCTCGGTGTGTATATGCACCACGGTGGGGCGAGGCGTGTCTTTCACCTTACGAAACATTTCAACAAGTGCCATAACATCATTGCCTTGCTCCAAATAATGATAGTCGAAACCCAGAGCTTTAAAGAAATTCTGTTCGCTTTGGCCCTGTGTTTGGCGCAATAGAGCCAGGTGTTGATACAGTCCGCCGTGGTTTTCGGCAATGCTCATTTCATTATCGTTAACCACAACAATGATGTTCGTGCCAATTGCAGCAGCGGTGTTAAGGCCCTCGAAAGCTTCACCACCGCCAAGACTTCCATCGCCAATAAAGGCCACAATGTTGTGTGTTTGTCCCAGTATGTCGCGCGCCTTTTGCAGTCCTGTGCAAAGAGCGATACTAGTAGAGGTATGCCCTATCTCGAAATTATCATACACAGGCGACTCAAGAGGTGAACTATAACCCGACACCGAGTTCATATCTTCCAAGTTGGTAAAACCCTTTAGTCGGCCCGTAAGCACCTTATGCGGATAACTTTGGTGCGAAACATCGAAAACAATTTTGTCTTCGGGCGTGTTAAAAACATAATGCATGGCCACTGTTGCTTCGGTTGCGCCGAGGTTTGGCCCCACATGTCCGCCGTGATGACTCACCCTAAAAAGCACAGCCTCTCTCACTTCATTGGCCACTTCCTGTAATTGATTTTCCTGTAATTGTCTTAATTGAGCTGGTTGGTCTATCAGTTCCAAATACATCTTTAATTCTCTTTTTGTGTGAATAGCTAACAATAAGCAGACAAAGTTACGAAAAAGAAGATGGAATGGCGCAAAATCTGCCATAATAATTGGAAATTTTATAGATAATGCGATGCTCGATAGTCAAGCTAAGACAGTTTATTAAGTGCATTGACTCTCTACGCCAACACAACAGAAGAACGACAACAACCCATAAACGCCCACCCCATCAGTAGGAAACAAGCTTGTGAAACCCTGATCACAGGTTAAGACAAGGTGCTAAGTATCATTCCACCCAAGACCTAGAAGCCCATATAAATGTGTATAAGCCCATCAAACGCCCCTTTAAAACGCAATATTTTAGCGATATTTTCGAAAAAAGGGCGATAAAATTTTGCTATTATCAAAATATTGTCTACCTTTGCACTCGCTTTAAAAGCAATGTTCGGGATTTAGCGCAGTTGGTAGCGCACACGTCTGGGGGGCGCGAGGTCGCTGGTTCGAGTCCAGTAATCCCGACAAAAAAGAGTGAAAGGGGTTGATTATCAACCCCTTTCTTCTTGTCGGAGGTTTTTTACTCGGCGAAAAGTCGGTGAACACCTTTTGTAACAATATCATGTTTAATGTAGGGCATTTCAAAGAAATTTAGAGATGCCAAAAAAAAATTTGCTTTCTGAGAAAAAACAATCGGCAATCCATGAGATTGTCGGATGGAAGTTGCCGAAGTTTCACCAAGCCTCGGAGTGTTACGTCGCGTTCTCCGCATTCAACCCGGAAAAGGGCAAGTTGTGCATGAAGAAGATCATGCTGGGGCATATCCATGGGAAGCGACAGCAGCGACAATATGGTGAAGATCTAGTGAAACGAATAACAGAGAAACTTGTGAATGGTTGGAATCCTTGGATAGAAAGCGAACAACCACTCGAGTACACCGAATTTAACGTGGTGTGTGAGAAATACAAGGAATATCTCTTCAAATTGTACCGCGAGAATAACATGCGTGAAGAATCAGTAGCCACATACAGTAGTTGCCTGAATATACTGCGTGAATGGAAAGAAAAGAAACACATCAACCTCTTCTATTCATACCAGTTTAATCATTCCATCGTAGGGCAGTTTCTCGACTATGTTTTCATTGACCGTAACAACACACTACAAACACGTAACAATTACTTGGCGTGGCTAAAAACTTTTTGTAAATACATGCTCGAGCGAGGGTATATCAGCAACGACCCTACTGCCAGCTATTCGCTGGTGCAACGCAGAAATCTTCGCAAAAGCAGAGATGTAATACCCGACGGCTTACTCAGAGAACTCCACGAATGGCTTGAACAACACAACCGCCACTATTTGCTTGCCTGTTACATGTTGCATTACCTGTTTGTAAGACCTAAAGAAATGAGCTACCTTAAAGTGGGCGATTTTTCGGTGAAGCGGAAGACGCTGCACCTACACGGTTGCAACACTAAGAACCATAATGATGCCGTGATAACGCTGCCCGACCACGTGCTTAAGCTGATGCTGGAACTGGGCGTTTTCAACAATCCCAGCCATTATTACCTCTTCGGCGAGGGTTTCAAGCCCAGCGAGACGTACCACAGCGAGAAGGCGTTCCGCGACTATTGGGACAGGCGTGTGCGCAAGGCGTTGAACATGAGCGCGCGGTATAAGTTCTATTCGCTCAAGGACACGGGCATAACCAACATGCTGCGTGCCAACACCGACATACTGACCGTGCGCGACCAGGCGCGCCACTCTTCCATCCTCATTACAGACATCTATACGCCCAAAGACATCAAGGAGGCCAACAAGTGCATCTTGGGCTATCGCGGATTGCTGTAAACAACAAAAAGAGGCGCACGCTTCACAGCGTGTGCCTCTTGAAATATTATGTTTAACAAAAAATTATGAGAACGGCTTATTATGTACGGTTATTGTCAAAATTGGCTTTCTCCCTAAACATCCAGCGGAAAGATATTCCTTGTGCACTTGGTCTGTTACATATACGGAAACCTGCTTCAAGGAGTGCATTTGACACTTTTTCGGCCGACAGCGCCAACCCTGGGTTTATCTTTTTTATCCCTTCTATCACATCAAGCGTGGAGAAGTAGTGAGTGGCTTCTTCCGGCGTTTCTGCCGGTGTAAAAGAATACATGAGTGCTTTAATATACAGCGTTATATTCTGCATTTCTTCATTATCTGTCTCTTTCATAATATGTGAGATGTTATTTGTTTAGTGCGTTGCTCCATACATCTACGAGGCAACGCTTGTTTAAATATAATCAGCTATCGTATGATGGTAAATCAGTTTCAACTCGCCTACCATCAACATACATATCGATGGCAGCAATAGCCTCGATGTGACTCTTTATTTCACAAGCTATATCTAGCAGTTCCAAACACCGCTCGGGCGCGATGTCCTCACACGGTCCACGTCCAGCCTGGATAAGTGCGCGTATGATGCCATCCAGGCCACGAAGATAGAAAAAAGAAGTACGTTTAATATCCTCGATATGCGAGAGTGCTTCTGCCGTTAACTCCATCTCTCGGTGGCCCAATGCAATAGCCACGCTTTGGTTGGATTGCATGTTCATGGCTAGTACCTCCATTTCTTTGTTGCGAGTTGTTCGGCCACGAGGGGGAACACCACGAGGTCGGTCTTGACGTACAGGTACCACTCCCCTTCCTTATCCTCGATAATGCCGAATGCGCGGCGAGTGGTGGGCATGTGGCGGCACATTTCTAGGGGATTGAAGTCGGCCACGTATTCGCACTGGTGGGCGTAGTCGTAGAGTGCTTGCAGCACGTATAGCGGGTTCACCAGGCTCTTATATTCGCCACAATAGGCGTGCAGCTCGGCCATCACCTGGCTCATGGGTATGCGACGGTCCAGGTGACCGGCAAGTGGATGCAGGAAACGAGCAGCGAACACTTGCAGCAGGGCAATTTCGTCGCGATACCAATACCTGGGGCTTTCGTCGGCATCCTTGCTAGCCACATGTGCGTATCTGGCCTTGCTTTGCAGTTGGTTGGCCACGATGGCGAACACCTCGGGGTCGGTCTTAACATAGATGTACCACTCTTCGTTCTTCCTCTCTATCGGGCCGCGGTTCCAGTGGGTGCAGGGTTTGCGGCCTCCTTTGTCTATGGGGTTGAAGTCGGCGATGTACTCGCATTGCTGGGCAAAGCGGTAGAGTGCCGCATCGATGTTGGCTATGCCATCCGTTTTGCCGTAGTGGCCCATGTAGAAGTGCATGTTCTCCGCCGCCTTCTCGTACTTGATGTAACGGTTGAAGTTTCCCGAGAGCGGATGCAGAAAGTGGGCTGCCCACACGTCGATCAATGCCACGTCTTCGCGCGTGTCGAAGCGCATGCTCAATGTTGCGTCTTTTTTCATAGTTCACCTCCTTCTAGCCAGCTGGCCACGATACATGCCACTAAAACGGCCATAGCATAAACGTGCATTAAAACTACTTCTTTTCGTGTAAACCGTTCACCGCAAAGGGTGGTAAAAGTTGGGCTGTCTGCCAGCCACCAGTGTTTGATAACTTGGCTCTTCTCGTTCAGCCATGCCTTGATGGAAAACGACCGCCGAACCAGGCGGATTGTGATGGATTGCTGCATATAGCACTATTCTTGAACCTGCAGCCGGCTTAATATGGGTGACGGCTGCTCTCCCCGTTGTTCAAGAATAGTGCATCACTCCGAAGAGCAAGAAAATTCACGGGAAGGCAGCCGTCGTATATATATATATGTGTGACTTACCTTGGGCAATAAAAAAGCCCCGCCAAAAAGGCTGAGCGAAAACCGTCGCCCTACGGAGTTGATTACAACTATTCTTGAACATTGCAAAGTTAGTCAATGTTTTTGAATTGACAAAGAAAAGGGCGGGAAAATGTTTGCCATCTTGTTTTTTTACCAGCCATCCTTTGCTTTTGCCGATAAAATGTTAAGCCCCCCCCCCTTTTTTGGGGGGGGGGGGGGGGGGTGCGCCCATAGGCTAGCGAGCGACTTTTGTCAAATGGGCAAAGAACGTCCCAAGCCTAAATTTCTATTGAGTCGGCAGCCTTGCGTATGCGATCGGCAAGGTCGCAAAGCGCACCTTTAAGTTGCGCCCGCTCCTCGGCGTTGAAGTCCGTTGGTTTTCCGTTCCCATCAATTCCGTTGAACTTGTTATAGAACCACGAAGCGGATTTCGTGAAATAATCGCGCGCCAGAACTCCCCAGGATATCGCAACAAGGATGTCGTTCAGTTGGCTCTTCATCGTTGTGCGTTCCGTTACTGTCATATTTCGTCCCATCTCTTATTTGTTTTTTAGTCCCTGTTCTTTGTTTATTGACAGTATAAAGGTAGTGTAAATTTTTACACTACGCAAATTTTTAGTGTGTTTTTTTACACTACTTTATTAATTTAACATTTCTCTTCCCTTCTAGCGCTTTTCAACTGTACATCTTAAGCCCTTATATAATGGGAAACATAGGTATGCTTTATAATTTGGCCTATGGATTTTATATTTTCGTGTCCTACACTCCTACAATCCTACAATTATGTATTTTTCCTTGGTGTGTTCAGCTTTTTTGTTTACATTTGCCACGTTTAATTATTACGCACATGAAAAAGACATTATTACTTTTATTCGCGGTTTCTACCGCATTGTTCGTGGCCTGCCATAAGAACAGCCCCGAACAACCCCAAAAACAAGTTTATGATGGCCTGCGCCCCTTTCCCATCCGCGCTGCCCAGGGCACACGCGCATACATATATGGCGACATGCTTACGGGCAAACAAGTGGTGCAGCAGACATGGGCAATGAGGGGCACGGCACCTGATGGCACGCCCGTGGGCGACAAAGGTTTTACGGCCGAGATGCGCGACACAATTAATCCTGCATTGAAATTGCTGACGAAAGACGTGGTGTATACCACATTCGAAGATGAAAAGCCATTGCTTGAAGGCTTCTTCCTCACGTTGCGCGATGTGGTGTTCGTCAGGAATCTACACATTGAGAAGGGGGACACCACGTTCTGCGGATATGAAAAAGATTATAGCGGGTCAATACAGCGCGTATCAAAAAAAGATACCGTTGCATACGTGCCTAACGCGCAATTGGAGAAAGCCGAACCGCTGGTGCGTGCAGCCTTTGCCAAGGGCGACTACGAGGCATGCTATAAGATATTGGAGAAAGCCTATACTTTTATTCCCATCACGGGCGCACAATGGCGCAAACTGAAAGCTGAGAAAAAAAATTAAAGCGAAAAGCCCCACCTTGTTTCAGTGGGGCTTTTTTATGCGCTATTCTTACCTATTATTACTACATCTAAACCCACATAATCGGGTTCTCGCCCATTAATTTCTACTACCCTAAAATCGCAATACTTGGCAGTCTTTCTCCATACCACAGCCGTACAGCCCGTACTATCGCCGTTTACATTGGCTATGGCCACATAGTTAGCACCACATGGCAGCTCATCCTTAAAGATAACCCTTGCCACTCGCTTACCATCGGACTGAACATATTGTAGCAATGTTTCCTTGGCATACTCTCCCCAGGCATTGCTGATTGTTCCATTCCTATTAATCGTCCCCGCTAGCAATATCCCTGGTATGTTCATGCTGCCGAACGCATGTAGTTTGCCATCGCGCACGTAAACAGCCTGCTTACCACTTTGTATGGACGCAAAGCCATTGTGGGCAAGGTTAAGAGACTGCATGCCAGAGACATAATTAATAGTGATTTTTGTTCCTTTGAACACCACAGCTCCAGTATTTACATTTACGCCAGGGCTAACACTTATCCGTATTTTCCATCTACCCTTAGAGAGTATGGTTTTTCCCGACACAGCGGTGTCGTTCCACGTATAAAATAATCCGTCGTCCCTTCTGTATTTAACAATTCCGCCATATATCTCTGTTCGTGCTGTAATAAATGAATTACCCTCACGTGTTTCAAGAGATATAACATTTCCATTATCGGCATTAACAAAAGCCACCGACCAGCCAAGGCCCTTCGACCAAGTTTCTTGTGTTTTCTTCGCCAATTCTTTGGTGCTATATCCATCAATCCGTACAGGAATGGCATAATGAACAAAGCTATTATTGTTCATTACCTCAAAAGTTTCAGTGTAAGCATGTGGATTACTGGTGGCATCAACATTTACAGTGGAACCGCCCAACGTTATTTTTCTTTCGACATCTGCGTTTTTAAAAAGTTCGCTATCTGTAGGCAACACTTCGGGTGTTATATTGATGCGCGGTTTACCCTCGTGGTCGATAATGTTTACGCTACCATCGGCAGCGATGCCAAGGTTGCCAAATTTGGCGCTGCCATCGAAATTAATGTACGAAAGGGCCGATTCTTCGTTGGTGCCAAAGGCTTTCACACCAGCAGCAAGTGCATGCATTTTTTGTCTCAGACCATTAAGATAGGCCGTTACCTGATTACCGTCTTTAGCCGCCATCAGACCCGCAATCACCAATCCGCCATCTATCATTGTTTCCATACTTCGCAACACATTCATTAGATACTGCGCTGTTGAGAGCTGCGGATTCAGCCTTCCGTTTTCGGCAAACAGTGGTACAGTAGCGTTGTCGTTTTTGAACATCGTCCTCCCATTCAGTTCGATGCGTTCGGTATCGATATCTAGGCCTGCGCGCTTCATTGCCCTCCGAAGTGGCACAGTGTGCCATTCGGGACATTGTTCACCCAACACTAATCCAGCAGAATGTACCTGCACGGTTCCTTTGAGTGAGTTGAGCCCCAAGGCCGAGACACCATTCCACAGACGGTTGTTAACATTAAAGAAAGTGGTGTAATATTTTTTCCACCCATTACCTAAATCTATGCAGTGCGCCTTATTATTTAAGAAAGCAAACGAACCTTTATATTCGTCATTATTATTCCAACCGCCGAAGTGCCACAAGGGATTAGGTGATATTTGTCTCATAACAACAAACATGGTGACGGATTGATTATTGAGTTGCTGATAATCTGGCGCATCAAACACGAGTTGGAAATTTCGGCCAAGATCAGATGTTAATTGCATCACGGTCCCCATCTGCGAATCTTCAACAACCTCGCTATCTATAACTTCCCCAGGGCTAGCATCTGCTGCCATAGTAGGAGTAAACCAATTACGCTGTGGGTTATAGTTGTAGGGCAGCCAGTGTACGGGCATGGCACCCTGCACTAGGCACACACCAAACACCATACCATTAGCCCCTGGCATGAGTCGGAATGGTAAAAGCCTTTTCAGCCCCTCGATTGTGGTACTGGTTTTAAATACCACCCAATACCATTGCCATTCGTTGGCTAGTTGAAATTGGCTGTGACCGTCGCTATTTTCGCTTTCAAAGCCCTGCGAGTTAGTGCTGTTTTCGCATGCTTCTGGGTATAAGAAGGCTCTTGCCTGTCCCTGCCCCTTAGCCCAAAATGAAAGACTATAATACGTATTGGGTTCAAATTCAACTTCCTGCCATTCCAACACATCGACATAATCATCGGATGCTGTAGCAGAAGCCACGGTAAAATCGGCCTCCATGCGATGATGCAGCGTAACACCAGAACCTAGAGTACAGGGTGATACCAGCGTTTTGGAACTAGGTAACATATTGTACCTGTGTTGTGTATTCTGTGTTATCTGTGCCACAATGCGCTGTTGTTGCACAGCCAATTTTGTCATGGTTTCCTGTCGTAAGTCTTCAGCCTGCATCAACGTGGTGACATTCTGCTCTAGTTCGTGATTTGCAGTTTCGATGCGTGCCACAACGCTGAGAACATTCACTTGCACAGACAATCGGCCCTTGAATGTTTGCCCATTGGCCGATGCAGAAAAGTCAACATAGGCACTACCATAGGAATATTGTGTAATTGGATCGACAGAAATACCTGTAATACGAATAACGCTGCCCGACACTTGAGCCGAGCAGCGCACTTGTTGAAGAATGCTGACGGCAGGCGCAAACAGGAGTGTCCCTTGCATGAGCTGCACGGTACATGTGGCTTTAGAAAAGTTATGTACCAGTCCATCGGTCTCGGTATCGAGCACAATATTTGCGGGATTGAGTACCATTGCCATACCAGGTTTGCCGTTAGTTCCATTAGTGGGTGCACGGCGTATCACCACCCTATTTTTTGCCTTTATCGTCATTCTAGTAATAAATAGTTTGTTTTGATGATATTGATTATTGTATATGGTGGGGGTGGACTGACGGCTTAAAACGTCAACCCGTTAAATTCTCAATCAAATTCGGCTTGTGCCTCGAAGGCGGTGAGTTGTCCATCAAGCAGGTGGACAGGCTTAATCAACACGGTGCGATTTGCCTTAGCCGATTTAGTTGCAGCGAAGTTTTGCGACAGTTCGCCAGCTGTAGTTGCGCTACCCACGGTCCAACCTGCAAAGTCGGCTGCCGAGGGTGCAAATGTTGCATCCTTAGCCCCGGCCTCGGTGCATCGCCAAAACCTAATGGTTTTACCAACGTAGAAGGCATCAGCCATTTCCTTTCCACCCTGCCACAGCGAGAACACCAGTGGAAGACCCGCGCTGCCCGCACTCATGCTGTCGCCCTGTGGTAAGTCCAAGTTCAGTTCGAAAGGGTCGGTGGCATCGAGAACACTTACTACCGCCTGCGCTGTTTTACCATAAGTTGAACTAGACGCATCTACATCCTTAACAGTAAGCCTAATAGTGGCCACGTTAAGTACAGCTTTGGAGTTAACCGTTAGTGTTTGTGTGTTAACTCCACCAAAGAGGCTACCAGTGGGCAGTCCGCTACCAACTGGAGCCGTAGCAGCTATGATTGGATAGAAATTTCCATTGACGCCAGTTATCTCCCACTTGTATTCCACATTGGTGGTATCGTCTGTGGCTCCCCTCAGCATACGCCCCTTAAATGCTAGGTTCTTTACTTCATTATTCACGGTTTGAAAAATGAGAGATGGTGCATCGATGGCAGCCATGATAACGGTACCAGCATTCTCAACCTGCTGGAGCGTTAAGTTAGCGCTCACCGTAGTTTGCAACCCACTATCTTCTGCCCTATACACATATTCGCAACGTATGAGCGTGGTAGGTGTAGTGGGATTAGCAGCCAATTTTAGTCGATATTGCCCGCTGGTTTCAATAGTGTATCCATTTTGGCCCGAGTTGATTTTTGCTCCGTTAACGTACCACGAGCAGGTACCCTTCACCTGGTTAGTTCCGCCACCCCCACTAACAGTTAGCACCGGAGTGATATACAGAGGAGATGCCGGCTGTGTAAAGTCGGGGTTAAATGCTTTAGGGTCTTTACTCACCACCTGGGTAGTGGAGCGATCTGGATTAAGTACGAAATTGAGTGTTCGCCCGTCAACAATGCGTTTGAAGACCACTCTGTTTCTAGCTCTTGCTTCTGCCATAATTTATGTTTTATTGTGGGAACTCCACAGCATGAGAAGCGTGTACAGTTCCATCTATATTATATAATGTGAAAACTATTGCTGTATTGCCTTCGGTAAGGTCGTCGGTGGTTATCTCCACGCAGTCTATCCGGTCACGATGTTTCGCCGTCCATTCCTTATCGCCATCCGCGTCTTCTGATTCGCGCGACCAAACCATTTGTGAGGGGTGGAAAGAGGCCGTGACGTCGGCATCGCCCTTCATCACTGTGGCCTTCAGTTTGGCCACGAAGCCCTGCCCTTCTCGATAGAATATATCACCCCGCACAATATCAAGGCGCAGTTCCAGCGCAGGCTCACCTCTCTCACCCTTTTCACCGCGATTCACCTGCCGTTGCCATTCATCGTTGTCTAAATTAGGTTCCGATGTAACCTTCTTGCCTTCTGGTGCGACACATAGCCAAAGCGAACCGTCGTGCGAAACACGATCGTAATAGGCATATGTCTCCGTTTGTCGCCAATAACCACGGTCAGCCACCATCGCCACCTTCGCACCGCTGCCCGATACGAGTCGGAAGAGTTGCGTATTGAACTCCACCCTGGTGGGCGAGACGATGGCGGTGCGCTTGCCTTCGAGCGTGTAGCCGTTTATGCCGGCATACCATATAATAGCAGGAGCGTCATCACCCGATACAATAATTTGTATCATTGACTGTCGCTCTGGTTTCGTACGATGGCCCATCTGCACAAGTGTATCACCAATAGCCGGTGCATCGCTGCCTGCTTCGCAATCCTCACGTGACAGGTCGATGTAATCTTCACCTACGGCCACCACCCTGCGCCAGTAGTTTTTATTGGCCACATTGCGATAGACATCGTTTCGCACGTTGAACGTTTGACACCGTGCCTGGTCGTCTTTCTCCCAAAGGTTGGTTGTGGCCGTGGTTCCGTCGTCTTGGAAAAAGAAGCAGCGGTAAGCCTTGCATTGCGTTTCATCGGTCGTAATAAGACCGTAGGCATCAAGTTTTTGTACCTTAACTATTTTAGACCCACTTGAAGAGAAAACCATGTTTCCCCCAACGAACGAAAGCTTGCGCTTTTCTAATTCGTTAAAAGTGGCCTTACCCCAGACAACGAGATCGGGTATTGACAGTTTCCACCTGCCGCTTGCGCCACGACCCAAGCCGAATCCCGCCTCGTTGATGGGGTCAAAATCCACACTCTCCAACAATTTGTCTACTTTCAGACCTTCCGCCAGCGTGAGTAGGGCATCGGCCACATCGGGTATGTCCTTGCGCAATATCTTCTGCCAATCTGCACTCTTCTCGTCAAGGGCTTTGGCTGTATGGGCAACATCGGCCTGCCCAGCTGCAATTTTCTTCGCATTGAGTAGCAAGTATTGCCCCATCTGCGAGAGCGCATCGAGCGTACCTATGTTGGTGTGTGTATGCCCAACAGCACCATCGTTTTTATATCCAGCAACAATGGCCCGAGTAATATAAGCCGTGAGCGCAGCCACACTGGTGGTTCGCCACTCATTAGCGTATGGACTTTGAACTGGGAATAATGCCCCTTCACTTAGTTGTTGAGCAGGGAACTCAACTAAGCGAGGGGCGAGCGTAAAAGACTCCGAGAGAGGTACGCTTATATTCAGTTCATGCACAGGTTCTGTGCGTGGCAGATTCAAGTAAGGCTTCGAGTCGGCATATTTGTAAGTAAAGCTATAACCTGTAGGGATTTCATGTTCGGCATATGTCACCTCGCTGTCGGTAAGCACAATACGTCGCAGGTAGGTATCGATGTAAACATACTTGGCGAGCGAAGGAAAGAAATCGAGCAACCATTGTCGCTCGCGACGGTCTAGATGCCCCGTGTGCTTTTTAAATTCTCGTGTGGTATCAACGCGATATTCTGTGCTTACTCCCTCAATCTCTGCCACATTATGTGTATGTTTAGCTATACGAGTAGCATGTCCAAAGGCACGAAAAGTATCAATGCCGCCAAGCGAGTTTTCGAAGAGTACCCATGTTTCCTGCTCACTTCGGATGTCTGTTGGGTAATACCGCTGCACGTAGGTTAAGCGCATCCCCTCCGTGTTTTCTATATATATGTCGTAGTAGGTGGGATTTTGATTTAGCAAGCGTGCAATTATGGCATATTGTACAGGTATAGTCCAGGCCATTCCCCCTCGTAATGCACCCAGGGTTAGTTTTTTCATTTCCAACTCCCCATTAATGTCTACATATGCCTCGCAACACACCACACAATCGCTAGCAGCGTAATATGTTAGAAATTCTGGTGTGTGATAAGTAACCGCCTTGGTGTTAGGTTGCCAAGTAAGGAAATTAGCGAGGAGAAATGAGTTGGCCGATTCTGCAAAGTGATCAACACCTGCCCTAACCACAGTAAACTCTAAGCTAGTGGCACGTTCTCCATCGGTGAAGAGTTCTGCTACAAACTTTCGTGAAATGCCAATTTGACGATAAGGCGTATCAGAGTCTAAGAGAACGAATTCGAACTGTGGCGAAAGCGCCTCAGTAAGGTCGATATTGATTCGATTGTCTACATCGGGCGTATAGCCATGCTCCAGAATAGTTGTATCCGTAGATGCCAGCACTAAACGCAGCGACACCTCCACCTCTGACGCTATGATGAGGTGCTTGATGTTACCAAGTAAGCTAAGTGTATCTGGTTTAAGAAGAATGTCCATAGCGAGTATTATTTTTTGCGAAATTACACGATTTAATTATGTGTGAAAAGGACATAGAAGTGTTACTTATTCATCCTCCATATATGGGAAAGTCCAATCCCAGCTTCCATTATTTCTTTTTGCTTTATCTAATTCTATGCAATCTAGCCACGTAACCTCCACCACGGCATGTTTAACCCTATCCATAGCCTCTTTAAAATTACGAGGTCCAATAATCGTGAAATTTTCTTCGGGAAAATTTCGTTCTCCACGTGCAGTTTTTTGTGCAAAAGCCTCACTAGGAACAGGCGGATAGAAGGTTGCAGGGCGCTTATCTCTGTCGGTTAACCTTTTTCCCAACTCTTCGAATGAAATTTCACGCACGTCAGAACGCGCCACCCATGCATACTTCGATTTCATCCTGGGCATCAGTTCTATGAGCGTAGGTGAACTACTCAAGGGCATGCCTGGCAAGACGGTGCGAAGTTCGCTCTCTACGGGGTCGTTCTTCCCACCAAGGGTAAATTTCAACTTATTAAAAAGAAATGGAACTCCCCTTAGCGTGACCTTACTAACAGCTGGTAACGTCTGTTTCAAATGCTGATTAAGTAGCAATTTTACTTTTACCGTTTGCAAGGAATTGCGCAAAAGGAAATCGTATTGCCTATAAAAGCGCTCGAAGATACCCTCGCGTCCATTGTAGTGCAGTCCGTAGTCAAATATTTTGTACCTTGGCCATACCTGCATATCGTAGGCAGAGATTGTACCTGCAGGTTTATTAGAGGCTGACCGATAGGCAAATGCAAGCATCGGATGTAGTTTGTTTGCACCTTGTTTGTTTTCCTTTGACGTGCTATTGTCTTCGCCGTCCACCTCCATCTTCGAGTTTAGCGTGTTATACTTGCCTACATAAAGTAGCATTGCCAGCGATGTGCTATACGCACCATCCTCGGTTTTACCAGCAAAGTTTAATGTACGAAATTCAGGTATACAATCGGGTATTTCAACGGCGTGAGTCTCTGTCTCACCTCCCATATTGTAAGGTTGGGAAGCTTCTCCAATCTTAGTATTATAGCGCGTGGCTCCAGAGAATCCCTCTTTGCAAAAGACTCCACGGCGAGGATCAAAAAACGCAGTGGCATTGGCTGACATCATCTTATCTAGACTGTCGTAACCTTCTTGTAATTCGCTTTCTACGGTATATTTAGAGGCGAGGGTTATACGTTTATAATCCTTTGTCGATTTATATTGCACAGTTGGTTCTGCTGTTAGGTAGTTGGTGAGGTCGGCCACGGGATGTTTATTAACCATATCTGCTAAGAATACCACGTCCACAGTGCGTTCTCCCTCATTTGTAACAAATTCACAACAAAATTTCTTTCGAAAAACAGAGAGGAATTCAAGACAAGTTACCTCAGGAACAAGGTCTGCCAACTTAATCTTTCCATTCACAAGCACATCGATAACATTGTTAATTAACACCATATTTTTGAATGGAATGGTCTGACTAAAAAAGTTATCATTGAGCTTATATCCAAACTTATTAAACACACGTGACAACACGTAATTAGCACGAATAAAAGGGCTGATATAGTATCCTGGTTGTAGCGTCAAGCGTATATTATTCACATGCTCTGTACGTTGTACAGCATTGTAAAAGTCACAATCCTCATCGGACTCATTGGGCAAAAACAAGTCAACTTCTATAGTTTTCCCTTTTACTCCAACCGTAATACGTTTTTCCTTACCAAAAGCATTGATGACTTTATGACTATATCCACCCTCCAATCCTGAATCATCGTCTACCAAGATTGGGAAATTCGCAAAGTGAGGGTCTTCGCCTTTACGCAACTTTCTACAAAAGTCGATACCCTGCGCCACAGTGTTAACTCCTGCCACATATTCGTCTTTGAACACATCTTTTAGTCGGATATCTTTCAGGCGACTATAAAACGAGCCGTCGTTAACGTAGAAGGCCGTCGAGATGTTGCCCTTGGCCGTGGCCGATAGTACGCATTGCCTGCACTGAGCATAATACTGTCCATCTTGTATCACGGCGTCGAGCATCTGTTGCTTTTTGTTTGAGCCTAGCAAATGCGGATAATCTAGTAGGCGCAGATTGTGTTCCGAACAAGGAAGGTCAATTGGCACAGATACTTCACCATACTCGTTAAAGAAGGGATTAGTGCGTTCAATCGATAGCTGTGCCGAGGGATAGAGCTGATAAGCCTCGCCTTTGTTAAGGTTGGTTATTTTCATTGCTTTTGTGCTATATTACGGTATTGTTGTTGAATTTTTTGACGCGCCTCGATATCGTCTAGCGCAACAAACGAACGAATGCCATTCTCGCGCAGGTCGCGTAAGATAGCTATCAGTTCTTCGCCTGTAGTATTAGCTGCCGAGGTGGCCAATGTTGTTGGGGTAGGCGAAGGCTGTGGGCTGCTGTGCGTGGGCTGCGAAACGAAACCGCCACTGGCCAGTCCGCGTTGCATCATCACCTTGCGCAAGTCGAGCGTACGGATGTCGCCCGTGCGCTGCGCCTTATCGATGACGTCGATGAGCGGAGCTACGGTGGGGTTTTCCATTGCTGCATTGCTGGCCACCCATTCCTTGCTGTGGCCTGCGGGTCCTTCGCCCACCAGCACCGTGGGGCGGTCTACGTAGCCCCGGCGTTTGGGCTCGTAACTCGCCTTAAAGCGTTTGCCGTCTTGTTCGCGTTCAACATCGATACTGCCACCGCTTTCCAAACCTGTTGCCACGCGTGCGCCAGTGGCTGCCGAACCGGCCGATGCACCTTGCAGCGTCATTTTCTTCACCTTCTGCCGTTCGGCATTGGCCACGGCCAATTGTGCCGTGCCTGCAACTGTCATGAGTGCGCCAGCTATGGCACCGCCGATAGGACCAAGCTCACTAAAAGCCTTCATTACCGATACTGCCGTGTTGACTATAATCTGCGATGCCTGTATGGCGAAGTTTACGTCGGCATATTTCTTCTGTATTTTCAGTTTTTCGTTGGCCTTCTGCTTTTCCAATTTTTCCACTTGGTCGGCGTTACCCTGAGCCGCCTCTATCTCGGCATCGTACTTGGCGTCTACGTTGGCCATTTCGGCATCTTGCAGCTGCTTGACGGCCGTGCCGAAGAGGTTGCTGTAATAGTCGAACGATTGTTTCCACTTGTCCATCTTCATCTGCGCCACGGCCTGCTCGTACTCCTCCTGGGTTATCATCTTGGCGTCGAGGTGCTGTTTGAGTTGCGCCATCTCGGCATCGAACAGCTCTTGTTGTGTGGCGATGCCGTATTGCTGGCGCAGTCGCAGTTTGTCTTCTTCGAACTGTTGCGTCATGTTAGCCATGGCCTGCTGCTGTTCTGCTTCGGTTGCTCCCTCTTGTGCCAGCTTTTCCTTGAGCTGGGCCAACTCGCGCTCGAATATCTCCTTTTGCGACACCAGCCCAGCACGCACACGCGTTTGGAAACGTTCTTCTTCGGCCTGTTGTTCATACTTGCGTATGATTTCGGCCTTGGCGCGTTCGTAAGCCTCAGTAAGTGCCTGGTCATCCTCGCCGTATTGGCGTGCCTGTTCTAGACGTGCTTTGTAGAATGCATCGAGCGAGGATAGCTGCAGGGCGTGGTCGGCCTCGCGCCGTTGCTCATCGGTCATGCCCTGGCTTTGCAGGGTTTTCAGCGCGTCGAAGTATTGCTGCCGTGTTGTCATCGACTTGTCTTGGAATGCCTGGTTGGCCCTTCGTTCGTTGGCTTGCTGCGCCAGGATGATGCGCTGCCGTTCGTTGGCGTCGGCCATGTACAGCTGCTTTGCCTTCTGGGTGTACTCGCATTCAATGTTCAGCACGTTGGCGGCATGCGCCACCTCGAGCATCTGCATGGCCACGTTGTATTCTTCCTGGCTTTTCTTCTTGTCGGCCAAGGCCTTTTTCAGCACATTGGCACTCTCGTTGTATGCTGCTTCTTCTTTTGCCAGTGCCTGTTGCCGGCCGTTGTCGAAACCGTTCTTTTGTGCCTTGCCTGTCCCAGGCGCCTTAGGTGCTGTGTTGCGTGTGCCGCTTCCCTCAAGGCTGGCCTTGCGCCTTTCCAGTGCGGCAATTTGGCTGTCGATTTTCTTCAGCCCCGAGGTGTCGCCCACTTTGAGCGTAAGGCGTTCGGCCTTAAGGCGTTCAATCTTAGCCTTGATACTGTCGAGTGCGGCTCCCACGGTGCCCTTTGCGCCTTGCGTGCCTTCGGCCTTCGCCCCCGCCACGGCATCTCCTGCAAGGTCTTGCCCGTAACTTTTGAGAAAGGCCTGCTTTTCGGCTTCGGCCGCATTATACTTGGCCTGCGCGCCCGACACCTTGGCCTGTGCGCGGTCTACCACATCCTGTTTGGTGTTCCCCACTGCTCCCCAAGATGTTGTATAAGTGCTTCCGCCCTGGGCCGTTTGTGCGCCATTGAGTTCGGCGTTGGCCTTTTTCAGCTCTTCCTTGGCTAGCCATGCCTCCTTGGCCAGCTTGGCCAGCATGTCTTTTGCCCCCTCAATCTCGTATTTGTGCACCAGCGACTTAAGATAATCGTCCAGGGCTTTCTTGTTTTCGCGATACTTACCCGTAGTCTCGTCCAGCTGTGCGTTGTAGTTGGGAATGATGCGGTTCAGCTCGGCCACGGCCTTTCGCCGCTCGTCCATCGAGCGTTTCTCGTCGCGTGCGGCAGCCACGAGCAGGTCTATCTTGGTTTTCTCTTCTGCCGCCCGTTCGATGGCCTGCCGTTTTACCTCGTTAATCCTTTTCTGCGCTCGTACGGCAGCATCCGTTCGACGGCTGAAAATCAGCAAGGCACCCACCACGAGCGTTATCGCCCCTAGCACTGCCCCCCAAGGGTTAAGCTTGAGCACCACGTTGAAGGCCTTTTGCAGGGCGATGGAACGCGTCATGGTTTTGTTGAGCACGGCATGGCGCAGTACCGACAGTTCCGTCATGGCGTTCTCTATGGCCATGGCTGCAGCCTTGAGTTTGGAGGCAGCCACAGCGCGCATTCCCCACAGGTATGCCAGTTTCTGCCCCGCCACATAAGCTGCAGTGGTGGCGATGAGCACGCCCAAGGCTTTTCCCACCATTAGTATTCCCTCGTAATGTTCGGCCAGGAACTTGAGGATGCCCACGGTGGAGAGCTTGGCGGCCATCATCATGTCTTCCCACTCTTGCTTGATGGGCAGGAAGGCATCCCCCAGTTTCTTTTGCGCATTGGTCAAGGCCACGGTGCGCTGCACGCTGCGGTCGGCAGCCGACACATAAGTTTCGCCGGCCTTGGCCAGCTGCCCTTCAACGATGCTTGCCACGGCCTTCATGAAGTTTCCCGTCTTCTTGGTCTTTTCACCAATTTCAGCTGCTGACAGGCCAAGGTTGTCTAATATCTGTGGCGACTGTCGTCCCAGTCCGGTAACGATGGAGTCGACCATGTAATCGAGCGACTGCCCCGTCTGTTGCGCCTTGAGTTGGGCGAAGGCGAGATACTTGCCAAGGTCTTCAAGAGGTATGCGGAAGTCGTTGGCCTTTACGGTCGCCTTCATCAGTTCCACGTCGTCCACCGTATTCTTCGTGGCCTGGCGCAGGCCTTGCAGGTAGTCTTCCGAGCCTATGCGCCTGAAAGCGTGCGTAATGCCATCGGCTGCCTCGGCCAGTTCCACACCCTTGTCAATTACGTCGGTAAGCATGCCCAATGATTTTTGGGCGATTTGGCCAACCAGCGCACCAAACTTTGCCATGAGGTTACCCATCATCACGTTTATGCTGCTGTCGCTTATCAGGTGTTGCCGAAGTTTCGAGGTGCTGACGCGCAATTCTTCCATGCGCAGGTTTACAGCAGCCAAACGTTTCTGAAGGTCGCCGAACTGCTGTGGCGAGGCTGCTTGGGAGATGTTGTCCATTTCGTTGGCCAGTTCCTTGGCATACTTCCGCAACTGGTTCATGCTCATGGCCGACGTGTCGAGTGTGGATCGCATCTCGCGCAATCTCTTCTCGTTTTCCGAGATGCGTTTCGAATATCCCTTCATCTCGGTGTTGAGTTTGCGGTATTCGTCCGTATTCTTCTTGCCGGTGGCTTCCACCTCGATGAGAGCCTGCCGTCGCGCCTTTTCCTCCTTGCGCAGAGATTCGGTTGATTTTGCCAGCTGGTGTATAGCCTGTTGTGCCTTAGACGAGTCGGCGGAGATGACATACTTTATCTCGTCCTCAGACAGGTGTTTCTTTGCCATGGTTAATTTGTTTTGAGTGTGTGTTTCGCGGTTGTGTCTAAAATTTCACGCAGTTCGTTACCCAAACGGGCACGCACTTCATCCGTAAAGCCGTACGTCAGTTCGGGGAACGTTTCGTGATACAACACACCCCACACCACGCGGTTGTAAAGTGCATGATGGGCGCGGCGGTATTTGGCCAACCGGTCGGTACGGTGGCGGTAGGCCATGTCAAGAAAACGCAGGTAAGGGAGGGCGCGGACGTAGAAAGTGTGTGCGTGGCCCTGTGAGGTGGAAATGGAACGGCGTGCCGAGAGCGAGGCACGCAATTGCCCCGTCCTTTCGTGGTATGCGCTGCGCAAGGTCTGCTCTTGCGTTGCGTGAATTTTGCGGATGCCCTCGGAGAGGGTGTCGTGTACGAACTTGTCGCGTACGAGTGCGTCTGTTATCATACGGCAAAGATAACAGGCGTACGCATAGGGTAAAAGGACAAATGCGTTACACCTTATCAGGCTAAGGGAGCGCGACGAGTGTTATGCCCAACGCAAAAACATGTATGGCCAAGCAGAACTGAACCGCCTGTGGGCCGGGGCAAGGCGTTACGAGCCATGCCCACAACAGCGGGCCAACAATGGGGCAAAGCATGGAACACGCCATGAAGAGCAGGTAGCCCGAGCAACCCCTGCCCCATGCGATGAACGGTGCTTGCACTAAGGCAACGAAAAAGTAGATGAAATAGAACAGCTCCATGGTTAATCGTTTTATTTTATCGTCGGCGGATACGACAAGGCTGCGCTACGTGTTGTCGAGGTTCTTTTCGCAAAACCTCCGGGGCGTTTCCGCACACCCGACACGGCGCAGCCTGAATACGTTTACTATGGCGTAGATACGAAAACAGCCGACAGGGGTCGGTGGCATTCGCACCGCGAAAAGAAGTTTTGACACCGCGAAGATAAACATTTATTTTTACATGTGCAAGCGCTTCCGAACCTTTGTTTTGCCGTTTGGGGTTGTTTGTTGGCGGATGGTTTGTAGAAATCGTGCCTTTCCGACACGAAGTCTTGGCGCAAATATAGTTCTGTTACCATAAGGGCAAAGATTGGTTATATCCAACATGGGGTAAAGAACAAAAAGTTTTGTTTTATATGAAAATAATTGTCAGAAAACTTACACATAACCAAAAGATTATGTACCTTTGTTTTGTGATAAGAAACCAAGTGGTAACTAAAACTTTAAACAATGAATGAAGAAATGCTAGAACGGCTGATAAGCCAAAAAGAGAAAGAAATCAGAGATTTGCAGAAATTCGCAAAATAGCTCGGGAACGAGCACATAGAAAAGCAAATCGATTTAAGGCTCGAAGATTTAAAAAAGCTCTACGAACAGAGAAAGAAGTAAAAACCAAAGCTCTCCCCCACGAGGGGAGAGCCTAAAAAGAAAAGGAAATGGAAACATACGAAGATTTGTTGAAAGAGTTTGAAGCCCTGCTCGGCAAGGACGACGAACGGAGCGAGCGACGCAAAGACGAAATCGTGGCGTGGATGGAGGCCAACGGCGATGAGGGGGCGAAGCGTGCATGCGAAGAGATGATAATGCGCAACCTCGGTCGCATCGACGGCGACATTGCCACCATCCGCCAACAGCTGGGCAACCGCTACGACATCCTGCCGATGGCCTACATTGCCGAGCATTACTTTGGCAAGAGCAGGGCGTGGCTTTATCAACGCATCAACGGCCATAAGGTGCGCGGCAAGGTATACACGCTGAACGAGGAGCAAAAACGAACGTTCAACGAAGCCTGCCAAGACTTGGCCAAGGAAATAGGCTCGTTCAGGCTGGCATGACATTTCTGCACTGCTTGTTCATCTTATCACACCCCGCCCGGAGCATGAGCCTGTCCCGGGCTTTTTCGTGCCTTGCAGCGTGCGTGGGGCAGGGCCTAACAGGGTGGTTTGTAGAAACGCACGCTTTCTAGGCTAGAAAGCGTGCGTTTCTACGATAAAAACCATGCGTTTCTAGGCTAGAAAGCGTGGGTTTCTACAAACACCTGCTAACATGCTGGCATTAAACGCGTTATGCAACTACGGCGAACGCGCCACGCGCCTTTTGGGGTGGGCTAGCAAAAAGGCCGCGCGTTTCGCAACGGACGGCCTTGATTTTAGAAATGCTAAAAAAATATCATGTGTAACTTACTTGGCGCGAACGTCCTGCCCACGTGGGGCTTTCTCCCTGAACATCCAGCGGAACGAGATGCCTTGCGAGCCGGGGCGGTAAAATGTTGGCCATCTTGTTTTTTACCACCATCCTTTGATTTTGCCGATAAAATGTTAAGCCCCCCCCCCTTTTATGGGGGGGGGGGGGGGGGGGCCCCCGGCGCGGGGGGGGC